TTATTGGTAGATCACGTATGCGTTTCTCACAATTGTTTGAAAAGGTATTGGAGAAACAGTTAGTACTTAAACAAATTATGACTCTTGAAGAATGGAATGAAATTAAAGATTTTGTTCGTTACGATTTTATGGAAGATAATCATTTCACAGAACTTAAAGAGAATGAAATAATGAATGAAAGAGTTAACGGATTAGGCGCAATTGATCCTTATATGGGTAGATACTTCTCACAGCGTTGGGCCCGTAAGCATATTCTTCGTATGACCGATGAAGAGATGGAACAAATGGATCAAGAGATAGCTGACGAACAGGCTGAAGGGTCTATTCATCCAGAACTTGAACCGGCTGGTCAAGAAGCAAGACCGGATGAAGTTCCTGACGAAAATCCGGATGAAAATGAACCAGAGCCAATATAATTGATAAATAAATAATAATGGAGAATAAAGTATGCCTGAATATAAAACTGATGACTTGATTAAGTTTGCTGGTACAGGTAAACCTGCTAAATTTGGAGATGCATTTGGTCAAATGATGTCTGGTAAAGTTAATGCTGGCGTCGATGCAATCAGGCAAAAAGTTGCAGCTAAACTTGGGGGTCTTGATTCTACTGGTGAAATAGGCGACGGTGCTGAAGAAGGTGGTAATAGACAGAGTATTCCTGATGACATTGATACGGATATGGAATTAACCGCCGACGAAATAGAAGCATTGGAAACCGACGAACCAGAAGTAGAAGCCTGAATAAAGGAGACATCGGGAGATACAGATGAAGTCACTAAAACAGATAGTTAACGAAAGCGATTTCGCAAATCCAAAAGCGCCTGCTGATCAGGACTTTGTGGATCTACATGTAATACAAAAAACTGATTATCCTCACACACCTAAGGGTGGGAGCAATGATGAGGTATTTTCAGGTAAAAAACAAACAAAGAAGAAACGTCTCGCTGATCCGGAAGAAGGTGAGGATAAAGAAATAAACGACGGTACTGATGAAGAGTATGAAGTAAGTGAAATGTCTGCTGCTCAAGCTAAAAGAAAGGAAGCAATAGTCAAAGGCATGAAGAAAAACACACATGACTTTATTAAGCGTTATGGTAAAGATGATGCTGAATCAGTTATGCATGCCACAGCTACTAAGCTAGCTCAAAGCGAAGATGAGGGTAAAGGATGGGACGAAGTTCCTCATGCAGACGCATCTATAGCAGATCAAGAATTATTAAAGTCAGTATGGGAAAATTTAAATGATACGAATAAAATGAATTTTGAACAAGCTATTCTAAACCAAGAAGGTTTAGAGAAGATGCTGAAGTTTGCAAGACAAGGTTGGGGGGATAAGTAAATGGCAGCTGTAGAATTATCAAATCATTTAGCCGTTGGCGGTGGTAAAGTAGTATTGCTTTATAAATCTGGAGCAACTACTGTTGTAAACAAATCCCTGGCTAATCTAGCTACTGGTAGTGAAACAGTTTCTGCTGCAGACATTACTCGTATATGGTATTCAGGTGCTGGTACGTTGTCAATAAAACGTAACACTACTGTTGTGTTTATAAGTGATTCCGAAACAACTTTTGATTGGGATCTTAAAGGCGCAGGTGTTTCACTTAGTGCAAATAACGATCAAGCAATCAACGTAACATTTTCAGACGCTAATAGTACTGCAATTATAGAATTACAAAAGACTTCTAATCATGGTGCAGGCTAACACATAACTTAGGATAAACTAATGAAACTTATTACAGAAATAAACGAAACGGTAAATTATATCTTCGAAGAAGATGAAAAAACTGGTAAGAAAAATTATTTTATAGAAGGTGTGTTTATGCAGGGGGACCTTAAAAACCGTAATGGTAGAATGTATCCTGGAAGAATTTTAGCTAAAGAAGCAACTCGTTACAATAAAGAATACATTCAAAAGAATAAGGCTTATGGAGAGCTAGGACATCCTCAAGGTCCTACCATTAACCTCGAACGTGTATCACATATGATAAAAGAGCTAAAACCTGATGGATCGAATTACATCGGTAAAGCTAAAATTTTAGATACACCGTATGGAAATATCGTAAAGAATCTGATCGACGAAGGAGCACAGCTAGGCGTAAGTTCTAGGGGTATGGGAACGCTACGCGAGCGCAATGGGATGCAAGAAGTGCAAGCTGATTTTATGTTATCCACTGCAGCTGATATAGTTGCTGACCCGTCTGCTCCTGACGCATTTGTTAATGGAGTTATGGAAGGACGTGAGTGGATATACGATGCAACTTCAAACAGCTACAGAAGCATGTCAGTTGTTGACGAAGTTAAAAAGATAGGAACTGCAAGCGTTAAGAAACTTAACGAACAGCGAATTCGTCTGTTCGAAAAGTTTTTAAACAGTTTATAGTTTGTAATTTTTATAAATAAGATAGAATAGAATAAAATAGAATAAAATTCCGTTCTAAACTAGTTTAAAAGAAGGAGTCCAATCATGGCCGATACAGAAATTGAACAGGTAGTCGAAGACGACGACTTGCTAGAGGCCAGCGAAAAGACAGAAGAAAATCAAGACGAGCAGCTAGACGAGTTCACTGCTGACAATACTGGTGGTGATGTTGTTAAAGGAGCTGAAGTTCCTGCGCCCGCAAGTACTGGAAGTTCGACTCGCGGAGCTGATAAGTCTAGTGGAGACGCTAGCGCACCTGCCGATGCTCAGAAGGCTTCTGTAACCAAAGCTGCCCTTATTTCTCAAGTTATGGGTAAGATGAATAAAATGAGTAAAACTACTCTGCAATCTCTTGCCAACGAAGTGTCTACTAGTCAATATGGCAAAAACAAATTGCCTGCTTCTAAACCTCAATCAACTGGCAAGGATTCAACTCCTAGTCTTGATGCTGAGGGAAAGCCACCTTCACCTGCTGCACCTAAAGTTTCTGCTGCTGAGTCAAAAGAAGCTATTGGGGAAATTTTTGCTGAAGGAGACCTTTCAGAAGAAATGAGAGAAAAAGCCCAAATAATTTTTGAAGCGTCAATCAATTCAAGAATTATTGAAGTTACAGCTCACATTCAAGAAGACTTCGATAATAAACTTGACGAAGAAAAAGATAAGTTTAAGCAAGAATTAACAGAGCGTGTCGACGAGTATCTCGAATACGTAGCAGAAGAGTGGATGAAAGAAAATGAAGTTGCTATAGAGAACTCATTAAAAGTCGATGTTGCTGAAACGTTCATTAACGGTATCAAAACTCTTTTCCAGGAAAACTATATCAGTGTTCCGGAAGACAAAATTGATCTAGTTAATGAGTTAACTCAGCAAAAAGAAGAGCTTGAAAGAAAGTTAGACGAGCAAGTCCAAAAAGATATGGATACTAAGAAAGAGCGTGATGGCCTTGAAAGATTTAAAATCTTCAATGAAGCATGCGATGGATTAACCATGTCTCAAAAAGATAAGCTGTCTCAGCTTTCAGAAGGTATAGAGTATGAAAATAACGAAGATTACAAATCTAAGATTGATCTATTGAAAGAACATTATTTCAATACAAAAACAGCCAAGACTGATACAGAAGACCTTAACAGTGACCCTGTAGATGTCGATCAAGAGGAATCACAGCAAGTGGGACCGATGGCTGCGTATGCTCAAGCAATCTCAAGAAGCGTTCGTAAATAAATAATAAACCTAATAGGGAGGGAGTCCAAAAATGCAATCGTTAAACGAAGAGCTAGTCAGGAAATGGCTGCCTATTCTTGAGCATGCTGATCTACCGGAAATCCAGGATCCGCATCGTCGTCAAGTTACAGCCACTGTTCTTGAAAATACAGAAATTGCTCTGCGTGAGCAGGCATCTTTTGCTCCTCAGAGTTTGCTGGAGGCAGCCCCCGCTAATGCAATGGGCGCTTCTTCTAGTACAGCTTCTGCAGGTGCAATTGATATCTACGATCCAGTCTTAATTAGTCTGGTCCGTCGAGCAATGCCTAACCTAATTGCTTATGACATCATGGGCGTACAACCAATGACAGGTCCTACCGGACTTATCTTTGCAATGCGTTCACGTTATACCAGTCAGTCAGGCACTGAAACATTCTACAACGAAGTTAACACTGCTTTCGGAGTTGATAAAGATGACCACGCAAACAGCGCAATTGGTGATGCAGCACAGAATCTTGGTGATTCTCCTGCTGATGGTTTTCTGAACTCAACTAAATCTAATCTAGAGCTTTACAACTTTATGTCAGGTATGACCACGACTCAGGCTGAGCGCTTGGGTGATGGTGCTGCCAACGCTATTCCAGAAATGGCATTCAGTATTGAAAAGATTGCTGTGACAGCACTGTCACGCGCTTTGAAAGCTGAGTACACAATGGAATTGGCACAAGACCTTAAAGCAATTCATGGTTTAGATGCTGAAACAGAATTAGCTAACATCCTTTCAACTGAAATTTTAGCTGAAATCAACCGTGAGTTGATTCGTACCGTTGGTACGATTGCTAAGGTTGGAGCACAGGAAGGAACAACTACTGCTGGTAAATTTGACCTCGACACCGACTCAAACGGTCGTTGGATGGTTGAGAAATTCAAGGGTCTTATGTTTGCAATCGAAAGAGAAGCGAACGCTATCGCCCGAGGAACTCGTAGAGGGAAAGGGAACATCGTAATTTGTCGTTCTGATGTAGCATCAGCGCTTCAAATGGCAGGTGTTCTTGACTACACTCCGGCACTTAACTCAAACAACCTAGCTGTAGATGACACAGGAAGCACATTCGCTGGTGTTCTTAATGGCCGTACAAGAGTATATGTTGACCCATACGCTGGTGACAACTATATGACTGTAGGTTATAAAGGATCCAGTGCATTTGATGCTGGCTTGTTCTACTGCCCATACGTGCCGCTCCAGATGGTACGTGCGGTCGGAGAGAATACTTTCCAACCGAAGATCGGATTCAAAACTCGTTACGGCGTAGTTGAAAATCCGTTCGCACGTGGAACCACTGCTCTAGCAGCTACTGGTGCACTTGCAGCTGACTCGAATGAGTACTACAGGAAGGTAGTGGTAAATAACCTAATGTAAAATTAGGAGAGTTAGTAACAACTTTCAAGGGGCTCCTCGGAGCCCCTTTTTTTATCAGATAAATACTATTATGAGTGTATTAACAAATCAACCGAGTAATCCACAATTTTTATCTCCTGTAGGGTTTAACTTCTCTATTAGAAAATTACCCAATGTGAATTACTTTGTACAGTCTATTAACTTGCCAGGTGTTCAACTTGGAGAAACAATCTTCCCTACACCGTTCATCAATATTCCAGTTGCAGGTGACCATATGACATTTGGTGATATGGCCATTACATTTAAGATTGATGAAAATATGGAAAATTATATTGAGTTGTTTAATTGGATACAATATCTTGGATTTCCAGAAAGTTTTAATCAAGCAAAACAAGTATATGATAAAGATGGACTTAATAG